GGTCTTTGTGATCTGGATCTTCTTTCCATCTCCACAATGTTCCAGGTGTACTTATTTCATTTGCAAAAATTAAATCTGCTGCGTAATCATTTCCCCAATCTTGCAGTTCTAATTTAAGATTAGCAAAATTTGTTGGTGAAGTACTATGACTATCTCCAAAACCAGCAAAAGATAAATGTATCATATCATTAACAACATCTATGCCGGTTGATGGTACTATTTCACCACCTTCCGTATTAGGAAAATCCATTAAATCTGGCATGAATGCCCAAGTAGAAGGCGAGTGGGGTTTTGGTGGAAATTGCATACCTTGCGTATTTCCCTGTGAACCAGGTGCAGATGTTAAAGTTGATGAATTATTAGCTATACCAACTCGCATAGCTAAAGGTTTTTGATCAGGGTCTTTATAAGTTGTACCCGTGTCATTAGTTACTCTATTTCTATTGGCTGATCTAGATCCTGGATTAGTATAATATTGTTTAGTACGATTTTGGGTATCACTATTTGGCTCTCGCATTTCCCATTCTGATCGAAACCGTCTAAAAGCGTGTGCTGAATCTATAAACCAACCACTCGAATTATGATCTGTCTCTTTGCTTATTCCAGCCCAAGACCAGTAATCTTGACCGCTACCACCACCAGAAGGTGTCCATCTCCAAGGTTTAGAACTGTGATTACTATGACTTATCTTATCAGAGTCATAACCAAATCCATACCAATCTTCTACACTTCCAGTGTTTGTATTATGTGGACTTACAGGATTTATATATTGAACTTTTTTACTATATCTAGCTATATATTGATTTTCACCAACTATAGGTTTTATAATTCTGTTTATAAAAGATTGATCTTTAAGTATTTTAACAAAAAACCTACCATCAAACTCTGCTTTATGTGAAATTTTTCTATTTACTATTTCTATTTCTAAACCGCCATACCTACTGGTATAATCACCATTAGCACTAGTCAAAGACATGTCTTCGCCAAATCGCTTTTTAGTTTTTACAATGTAATTATTACCACCTTGAGGTGCCGCTCCGACACTGGCTAATTGATACCAATCAGATCTAAGTGTGGTTCCTTTAATTCTTAACCACATTTGATTTAAATCGTCGCTACCTAATATAGTTTGGTCCCATCCTAAATTGTCAAAAGCATTTTTTTCAAGCCATATTTCTCTTAATTCTGGAAGAGGCCAACCTATACCACCGGGTCCTATTAAATCACCATTAGCGTCGTCTGTAAATATACCAAGCGAAACAGGATCAGTTTTTATAAATGTTGGCGCTTCATTTTCTATAGCTAAAATTTTATATCTAGCAGGCTCAGTAACAAATACATCAGCATCATGTTCTTTTTTTAATATTAAAAAAGTATCTATATCTACTTTATTTCTTTCTGACGAAGGAAAACTTAACCAAACATTACCATCTTCAGCGTCATACCATCTATCTAAAGCTAAATTATAGTATTCGTTAGAAGTTTCTTTTACAAAATATTTAAACGCTTTTGCCCAATCAGGTACAGTGTTAGTTAACTTTACTCTTAAAGCATTAGATTGGTTTGCTTTTAATTTTTCTATATAAATAGAAGAACTACTAGAACTATCATTTCCTTGATTTAAAGAACCAGTGGTATCGTTAGAAAATACTGGTGTTTCTCTACCATATTCATCTATATAAACTACTCCAATTTGATATGTTCTTAATGATTTAACTGATTTTCTAGGTGAGTATTGTTGGTTTAAAACAGCATCTCTTTGAGCAGGTTTTAAAGAATCATCTGCTATATTAGCAGAATGAACTGTAAGATTTAATTTAGGAATTATATCTTTTTCGTTCGTTATATTATTGCTTAAATTGTAATTTTGAAGATAGTTACCATATATTAATCTATTTCCACTTATTTCTTGTGCTAACGCTTTTCTTGGGACATTATCCCAAGGTCTTAATAGTTGATTAGAGGGTAGTGTTCTATGAATTAATTCTGATGTAATTTTTAAAAATCCTCTAACGTTATCTGGTCGTGTTGCACTATCAGATGTAGCATTCCACTCGTCCCATATAGAGGCATTGAATTCTTTTCTCTTTATTGTTTTTACGGAATATATATTAGGCGAATTTGATTCTTTATATAAAATATCTATAGAAACAACATCTTCAGGTAACAGTCTTGGATGTACAAAATCTTTAATAGCTAAATATCTTAATTGATTTACCATACCTAAATTATACCCTTCTTTAGGTAAATAATAAAAATCATCAGGTAAAAAAGCTACTTGTGTAAATGGTGAAAAAGGTGAATATTCACCATCTTCATATTTATACCTATAAGCAAATCTTGGAAATTTAAATTGGAAAAGTGGATCACCTTGCTCTAATTCTACATTGAAATTAGTAAAATCTGGTCTAATTGTAGGATCTCCTGATAATACTAATAATTCATAAGTCGGTGGATTTGTATTGGTGTCTATTGAATAAACTATAACTCTAATTTTTTTGTCTTCTTCAAAAATAGTAGTAGAAGGATCATCTTCACAAGATATAATTAAATGGTCATCTTTTTCAAAATCAGGTTGTGGAGTTGAAGTAAATTGTATTGGTATTGGATTATCCGTATTAAGTTCTAGTGTTTGTGGATCTATAAATGGATTTGTAGAACCATCTATTTCAGCTTCTACCACCTCGTCTTCTTTAGTACTTCTCATTAATAATACAGGAGGAGCAGGAGGACCTTGCTTAATAACAGTTACATGTCTTTCTTCTATTGGTATGGATGGAACGTATGGACTAGTAGTTGAAGCTGGTCCATATACAGTGTTTCTCACCATTAACAATGTGTGTGTTTCCCAATCAGACGATCCTAGTTTTGTGTGTTCTATATTAACTCTTTTTGGTTCAGAATGATTATCAGTCCAAAATAATATTCCTTCGGCTTCAGATTCATCTGATGCAGATATTATATTAATACCTGTTATAAGCCTTTCTCTATCAAAATTTAAAACCCTTTCTGATGTAAAAGTTATCCATGAAAGACTAGGGAAAATAATATTTATATCATCTTCAAGAATGGGTTGGTTATTAGAGTTAATATCGTCAACTTGGCTAGAGAAAATAGGTTCTCCGCCAGAATCATAACCAGTAACAATCATACCTATTCTTATATGATCAGTAATTATTGGATCTAAAATATTTGCTGAAGGAGCAGTATCAAAACCATTGAAAGTAGGTATAGCAATACTATACGTGTCAATTAACACTGGATTTGTAGTTTCAGTGTTAAAATCATATTCTGCTATAATGTCTGTTGTGACAATTCGGTTTCTATTTTGAGGAGGAATATTAACAGCAGTTATTGGAAAAAAATCTTGTTCTGGAGGATGTGCGATCATCCAATATATTTTATCTTCTTTTTCGTTTGCTATAGAGGCTACACAAGTACCATTTGGAACACCAGCAGATCTTAAAACATTACCCATAGTTGTTTGTGCAGATCCCATATCAGAACCCTCTGAATTAACAACTTCAATGTTTAATGCATCTCTATATTCACCATTAGGTACTAATCTCTCATCAAGGTCTTTGTTCATTCGACCTTTAATGAAATTGTGTTTTAACTCTGGCATTTAATTAATGTTTTATATGTTTCGATTTACCTCTTAGTATTCTTGTAATTTCTTCTAATTTAATATTAGATAATCTTAATTTTGCCTTTCTAGTTTCAGCAAATCTTTCTTTTTTAAATCTTTGAACTATTTGTTCTGGAATATTTCTTTGTGTAGAAATAATAGAATAAGTTATATTTTTATACATAGCTTCTTCAGCAAGTTTATGTACTTTCATTTCATCATCTGTACCTAAACTATCACTTATATATTTTAATATTATAGTTTTTCCAGATAAATTAGAACTAAAATGTATTAATCCTTTCAATTCATCAATAAAAAAAGAACCATTAACGTGAGCATGCGAAGGTTCTAAGCCATATCTTCTACCTTCATAAGCCCAATATGTTTCGTCATCATAATCATTTTGATTTTCATTTGGAGTTGAAGATTTATACTTATCCCAAGTATCAGATTTAGCAGATTCTATTAAAGAACTTGTGTCTTCAAAACCATCATCATCAAAATCAAAACTATAATTTCCATCTGAATCTTGTTTTATATTTTTAGGGTTTGATGTGTTTGCTGTTGGGTATATTATATGCTCTATACCAGCACCATCACTCCAAGTTAACTTTACATAGTTAACGTAATCATGAGGTATCGTCATTGTTAAAGAAGATGGTATTTCTATCTCTTGAGATTTAGTAGATTTAAAAGTATCAAAACTTAGTTCAGCTAAAGCTCTTTGAGCATGAAAAGCAACATCATATCTTCTAACTTTACTTATAATCTTTCCTTCACCTACATAAGATATCATAAAATTATTTATAATATCATCAAGTGAAATAAATTGATAATTACCTACACCAGTACTTATCACCGCTTCAAAACTTTCCGCTATTGTTGGAGTTGTTCCTAAGGTAAAATCAAAATGCCAATAATTTGTAGTATCCCATTTAAATTCCCAATTAGTAGTTACAACACCAGCTGAATCTATTCTAGATTGTGGAAAATCATTTGTATTTTTATAAAGTTTTAAGCAGTCATTACATCCACTATAATTAGCGGGAAATGTATCTTGAGATGTTGATATTGTAAAAATATTAGTAGAACCATCACCATCAAATGTTCTTCTTCCGCTATAATATTGTCTTTCAGTTTGTGTTAATAAACCCATTTATTTACATTTTTTCTTGTTGAATTTTTTGTATTTCTTCACCTCCAGCTAATTGTGCTAAGCCAGGTTTGTTCATTACTATACCGGCTAATTCTAGTATTTTCATAACTAACTCGGTTTCTTCTGATGGGTGGTGTTCAAAATTAACAGATGTAGCTGGTTGGTATAAAGCCATTTCGTTTATAACGTCGTAACCCCACTCAACTTTATTTGGAACTTTTATATAAGTAATATTAATGGGCGTATTTAATATATTACCCCCATCCCCATAAACTCTAATTCCACTTTCTACACCTGAAGTTTGTCCCAAGCTTCTAAATCGTATATACACTGGTCTTTTGTTTGTTGGCCCAGCAAGAGGAGAATTTTGTAATCTCATGTATTCTTTTGTAGTAACTTCTTCGCAGATATATCTCTTACCATTCTCTGTATATATTATTTGTCCTATCCTATATAGATCTGCGGGTAAATTATGACCCCCTCCAACTACCGTTGGTAACCAGTTACCTTGTTCATGTTCAAAAGCAGATATTTTTTCATTAAGTATATGTTCTACATCTGAATATTGTCTATCGTTACCAGGTAATCTCTCGTTTTGGTTTATGTCATAAAAATATTGTTCAAAAGTATCCATTTGAGCTTGATTTGCTAATAAATTAAATTCTAAAGGAGTTATATATCCTCTTTGCTCTTTATTAGCTAAAGCTAAAACTCTTTGATACACTGTATCTATATTTACCATTTTTATTTATTTTTTATAAGGAAAAGCTTTATTTAAAGCTTCTTTTCTTTTGTTACAACCACAATCTTTTTTACCAACTATTTTAGCTCCCATTTGAGCTAAACTATGAATTCCAGTCGCTTTTGTAAATTTTTCTATAGTATCTCCAAATCCTCTAGATTTATTATCTTGCATGTAAATTAGATTTTTAATAATGGTGGTTACCTCTATTTAAAGAGGCAACCTCCAATATTTGTTATTACTTCATTCTTTTTTCAATCTGACTATAAATTTCCATACCTTCATCAGTCTTAAACCAAGCAGCTAAAGCCGAATAAGGGTGTTCGTCAAAAGGAATATTCATTAATTTTCTATCAGTTGAACCCCACATGAAAGTTCTTTGATCTTGAGATAATTTTAATATTCCCATTTCAGTAGCTTTAATACCAAAATTTCTAAGTTGAATATTTTCATCAGAAACTAATTCTAAGAATAATTTAGGATTGTTTTTAGCAAATATCATTAAATCACGTCTAAGTTCTTTAGAACTCATCTCTGATACTCTAGAGCCATTTTCTACACGCATAACAGCTTCTGCCAGTTCAATATCTAAATTTTTAGCAGCTATTAAAGATTCCGCTTCAAACTCTAACCAATCTAATTGACTTGCTGCCTGCGCAACTGGTTTCCATTCATAATATAAATTATCTCTATGAGGGTGGTACAAAGATAAAAATTTTTGAAGAATAGTTTTATTTCTAGGTACAATTAAAGCACCATTTCTAAATATAACGTGTTCTAATCTTTGTTCCCCAACCATTTCGTCTACAAAGCAAGTTTTTTGATTAGATGTGTATTTTAATTCTCTTTCATAACCCTTTTCTTCATCAAAATAATATATATTAGAAGATCTAATCATGAACGATAAAGGTTTTTTACCTCGTTTTAACCAATATGTTCTATCTTTTATCTCCCAATTATCTTCTGGATTATTAGATTTTACCTTAACTTTTTTTGGTCGTTCAACAACCGGTGGAGTTTCTACCACTGGAGTTTCCACCACTGGGGTTTCTACTTCCGCTTTTCTAGCGCTTGCTAGTTTTGTTTCTTTTTTCTTTGCCATAATATAATATATAATAAAATTAATAAAATAAAAGAAGAGAGCGGAGAGCGTTTACATGCATGCCGCCCTCTTCTTTAATTAATAAATGCTTAGTTTAATAAGAAGAAATTATTAGCACCTTGCACGATTAAACATCTTTCAGATAAATAATGTACCTCCATTACGTCTTTTCCAGATGTTGTAGCACCTACAGAACCCGTAACCCAAGTTTTCATTTTTCTGTTTTCTGTTTCAGAAGCTCTATATCTAACGTGTAAGAAAGGACGTTTTATGTTCTTTCCTAACGATTGATCATAAACTGAAGATACACCAGCAGGTATAATAACACCTCTAACAGCATTAGCTGTATCTATAGCGTTAATAGCACCTCTTGTACCCATATCATTTAGATATTTCCAATCAGACTTATAAAAGTCATAAGATCCACGTCTAAATCCAGAGAACCCTAAATTAAGCGCCATGTCTTCTTCGTTGTTAAATACTCCGTAAGAAGTACCATTAGCACCGTAAGAATTCATTGAAGCTAACATATCATCAATTGCTAGAGCAGTTCCTCTATTAACGAATAACATATTTTCTTCAATAGCACCTTGCTTATCAAATTCAGCTAAGATAGCGTCAAATTCTGATAAAACTTGTCCACCAGCTACTAACCCAGTGCTCATATTACCTCTATCTTCGATAGCAGCAAATAAACCTTCTGTACCAGTTCTAGTTTGACCTAAAGCAGTATCAACTACAGTATTAGCAACTGTGTAATCGTCACCACCACCACGAACAGCCTCAATCATAGTCATTTCAACATAATCAGAGAATCTCGCGCGGGTGTCACCTTCAGCTTTTAAATACCACATGTAACCTGATTGTCCATCTTCTCCAGAAACTTCAACCCAACCGATCGCAGTAGCATCAGAACCTGATACTTCGTAGAAATCTTTTAGGATAACTGGTTTATTAGAAAAAGATGTGAATTTAGGTTCGTTAGCAGATGATCTTGCATCATCTCCCTTTTTGAATTCAGAACCTATAACTAGTATTCTTAATCCAAGAGACGTATCAGAAGTAGAACTTAATACTGCTCCCATTGTAGTAGTAGAACCACCAGCATCATAAGGAGTAACGTTAAGATCACCATCTGATTCAACAGTATCTACATAACATTTTACCGTAGCACCTGAATCCGCAACGATAACCATATCACCTGGACGGATACCATGATCACCATTACTATAAGAAGTAGTACCTAAAGCATTACCATCAATATCTTGTTGAATTTCTATTTGACCACCAACAGCTGATGTACCACCTAGATTTCCAGCAGATGCAACGTCTGTTGCGTGTTTTAGTCTACCTTTGTAGCAAAGATGTAATCTACCTTGCTCTGACCAAACAACTTGATCAGACATCATTGCTTCTTCTGCCCCAACTTGAGCTAAAAAACCTGAAATAGTTCTGTTTCCAAAAACTTCAGCTTCTTTTTCCATCAAGTCTGGCAGGTATTGTTGAGCCCATCCTGAGCTCGATAAATCAACGTAGTTCGTGGAAAGAACTTGCTTTCCAGGTGAAACTACAGCGTTGATTTCACTTCCATAACTTATTGCCATTTTGTTTTAATTTTTAATTGTTATTTACTTTTTTTTAACACTTTTAACTTTAAACTTGAAACTAGGAGAGTTATCTTCTAATACTTTAAATTTAATACCACCAGTTTCTCCAACATTACCACTATGTGATTGTCTTGGATCCATGTTGATATTTTTAGATTTAGCAATACTGTTTTTAAGAGCATCTGCTTTACCTTGTTCATAAAAGTGATTAGCAATAGCATCAGCATTCATAGCTGTAAATAAACCTTTGTGATAACCTTTTGCGTCTTCCATTAAATTATCTTCGTTCAAGAACTTCTTGACAAAGTTATTAATATCCGCTTGGGTTTCTTTAGTTTGATTAACATCTTTAACATTGAATCTATACTTTTTGTCTCCAACACTATATTCAAAACCCTTAAACTCTTGGTCAAATACATTGTCAGTTTTTTGTAAAAAAGTATCTTGTGCTTGTTTTGCTAATTTTTGATTCTCCACAGATTCTTCGTTGTATCTATTAAAGAACTCTATAGCTTTTTGTTGTTCAGGCGTAAGCTTTGAACCAGCCTTAAGTTCCGCATAGTATTTGGACTTTAGCCCGTCCAAGTGGCTTTTAGCGCTGGCAACTTGCTCTTTTAACGCTAATTTTTTTCTTTTAATTTCTTTCTCATCATCATAAGATTCATCATAATTGAAATTATCTTCCATTAAGAAATTTATTTCTTCAGCGGATAGATGAGGTTTTGTTTGCTTGTAGTACTCTTCTAATAAAGATAGATTATCTAGTTTATCATAATCTTTATTTAAATTTATATAATCATTTAAATCACCACCAGTTTCATTGATAAAATTAACTAACTTTTCTACGTCTTCTGGTAAAATAGCTTTAGGTTCTTCTATTTTAGGTTGTTCTATCTTTTTATTTGACTCTTCTTCAATTACTTCTTCTAAAATAGGTGTTTCAGTATTTTCTTCTGCAACTTGTTCAACAGGTTTTTCTTCATTAGTCGTTTCTTCAATAACTTTTTCTTGAACAACGCTTTCTTCGTTGGTATCTGTTGATTGTACATCTTCTTCTTTTTTTGGTGGTTTACTTAAATCTAATTTAATAGGCTCATCATTACTTTGACTAAGCTTCTTCATTTTTGGTTTTTTCTTAACCTTTAACTTTTCGACTGTTTCGTCTACTTTTGGTTGTTCAACAGCTTCTACAACTGTCTCTGTTTTTTCTTTTTTTGCCATAATATAATATTATAAAATTAATAAATTCTTAGTTATATTCCTAAGTTAAATCCACCTAATATATCATCACCTGCAGATTCAAAGTTTTTAGGTGGTCCTCCTCTTTCTTTTTGATCCATCAACTCAGATTTTTGAGTTGCTTGCATTTTTGTTCTCTCATCTTTACGATCTTCTTTTTCTTTGTCTCTATTTTTTTGAACTTCTATTTCAGCGTATTTTAATTGTAAGTTGTAATTAAATTCATATTCCATTAACTGTTTTTTAATTTCAGCTTCTTGCAATAGTTTTTTAGTTTCTAAATCTGACTTAGCATTTGCTAATTCTATATCATTTTGAGTTTCAAATTGTTTTTTGCGAACTTCCATTTGAGCAGCAGCTTCTTGTGCTTGTATATTAGCTTCACTTTGAACTCTTATATTTTCTTGTTGGATTTTTTGATCTCTTTCCATTTTCTTTTTTCTACGTATTTTTAGCATTTGATTTGCTAATTTTACGTTTCTAATTTCTCTAAGATCAATAGCGTCTTCTAAATCTATACTTTGTTGAGCTAAAGCCTGCTGTATATTATTCTCTAACAACATTTGTTGTTCTTCATCTGGTTTTAGTTCAATAAAAATACCAAAGTCATACAGATGTAAATTAGACATTTCTTCTAGCGTGGCTACATTATGGTTTCCTATAGCTTGTATAAAAGCATCTTTTGTCGGTGAATATTCCAAAACATCTGATATTCTAAGAGACAATGATTCAGCTGCTTCTTTTGTTAAAAATAATCCAGCTTGTAAAATATGTCTTGTAGCGGTATTACTATTAGCCGCAGCTAGTTTTTGAACTCCAACCAAAGCATTTTTATCTGGCATAGTGCCATCTCTAGCTTCGTTTAATCCAGTTACGTCTCTTATCATTTGAAGATAATAATTATAATTACCTATTAATGCTTGGAGTTTTTGTCCACCACTTCCACTAGATATTTCCTGTATAGGTACTTTGCCTGGGTTAATATCACCCTCGCTTGTGAATGATCTACCTATTATCGAACCAGTTTGGAAGAACATGTTTAAAGCTTCTTGTGGATTATAATTAGTTCCATTACCTAAATCGATTTCAGCAAGTCCGTCTGCATCTAAATAAATACCATCTGGAACCATTCTAGCCAAGATTTGTTGTATTTTTAAATGCGTTAGTTGAATCATATCTGCAAATCCTGTTATTCTTTTAACTAACGATTCTACTTTACCATCGTATATTCTAGGAGCAACCATAGCATAATTCATCTTAACTTTAGTATAGTCACTTTTAGGACGCATCATATTTTTAGCCATCTCCCATTTAAGAAGTTTTTGTGTACCAATAATCATAGCACCATCAAATAAAACCTCTATACATCTATCCATTTTAGCATATCCACCTTCTTTATCTTTAGGTGGATTAAAAGTATCGTCTTTTTCTATAGCTTTTTCTCCACCAGAACCAGTTTCTTTTACTTTATATACTTCATTCATATAAGTTTTATAATTAAAATATAAAACTTGTACTTTGTTAATATCTTCTTGGCTATCCCTATGGTCGCGTTGTGTGTATTGATCTTTACCTGAGTTTGATTTAGCTATTTCTTCTAATTCTTCCTGTGTTAATCCTGGGAATTGTTTAGCTAATTCGTTGATTGGTATAACTTTAACTTCACCAACGTAATATATATCATCAAAATATGGTGATTCAGAATGTGAATAAACTAAATTAGCCGGATCAACGTAATCTATAGTTACACCTTGAGAAGTATTAAATCCTGTTTTTACAGCTCCCATCCCTAAAACTGTTAAATCATAATAAAATCTTTTCTTTACAAGTTCGTAATTATTACCTTCAAATAAAGTATTTATAGCTTGTTCTTCAGCTAATTCCACAGCTTGCTTATAAGATAACTGCATGTGCAGCTCTAGTTCTTCTTCTGAATCAGGAAGTTCTTCTTTGGGATTTTGATTTAATGATATTCCTAAGGCTTCTTCAAAAAGAGCATTTAAGTCTTTATTGTGTAAGTCGCCAAGCATAGAATCCATATACTCTGTTCTTTTACTAACACCATAAGGATCTTGTGAGTACGCGTTTATATCATACATCCTTTCAGATATACCATTAACAACGATATCAACAAATTTAGGAATTATTGGAACTGGTTTCCAATCTAAATTGAGATAAGACAAATCACCATTTATAGATAATTCATCTTTATATTTTTGAATTGATTGCTCTCCTCTAGCATACAATCTTAAACTATGAAAGTTTGCGCTATTACTAAAAAATCTATTAGCGTTATGCGCGTCGTCAAACCATTCGTTTTCTATTGCTTTAGCTACTTCCAGTCCATAACTGAAGCTTAATTTTTCTATGTCGCTAACTACTTGACTTGGAAAGTGACTCATATTTATTGTTTAATTAATTTACTAATATTACCTTTATTCTCGTATTTAGCAATACTTATATTTAGTTTTGGTTTTTCTATTTTAGCGTTTGGAGTATATAAATGTCTATTACAAGCCATTATTGCTAATCCTGAACTTATTGTTGCATCAAACTTTGTACGTTTTGTTATGTCAAATCTAGTCCAGTCGTTTAACGTTTTGTTAAAATACATATTATTATGTGATCCGTCAGACCTCATGCCTACATGTTCTTGTATGTACATTTCTATAGCCGCTGCGTGAGCTTGCTTTATATCCTCACTAGAGTTTGGAATACCTCCAATTTCTTTTTCTGCTACAGATAATTTATTCCAAACTTTATCTGGTCTATTCATACTAAAACCTCTATATCCTCTTCTTCTAAGATAATAAAGCAATCTAGGTTTATTATTTTCACATAATAACGGCATTCCATAAAATACTAATGCCATTAAAACATCTTCAAAAAACATTTCAGCAGTTTGTGGTCTAGCGATATATTCTT